TGACAGAAAGAGAAGAACCACCAGCCCCAGCGGAGGAGCCAGCGGACGCAGAGGACGAATGATAAATGTCCACTCCAGAGGTATTTTTTAGAGAAACTATTGACATCAATAGGTATGGAAACGCTGTTGCTGAAAAGTATGTCCGTACTTATAACGAAATAATCCTTAATGCAGCAAAAAAGTTAAGGTCTATAGACGAAAGACAAGTTGCTGAAATAGCAAAAGGAGGAGCAAGGATCATTGCACCGCAAACAAGAAAAAGACTCAGAGCCATAATTAAACAATCAAGTGATAGTTTAGATACTTGGTGGGCTAGATCAGCCCTTGATATGAAAAAAGAGTTGCAGGGAGTTGCACAGCTTCAAAGTGAATTTGTTGTAAATGAACTTAAAAAGGTTACAGAGTCTGGTGGTGTACCAATAAACAGTGTTGCTATCAGCGAAAAGTATGCAGACTCAGTGATAATGACTGACCCATCAGAGATCAATATTTTTACAAGTAAACAATTTACAGAAGATAGTTTTAAAGAATTTGGCAGGGGTAAGTTCAGACTTACAGCAACGCAAGGGGCATCAATAACACTTCCAAATGGGCAAACAGTACAGAAAGCATTTAGAGGTATAGCTGAGTCCTCAGCAGAGAAGTTAGATTTAGCAATTAGATCAGGAGTATTCTCTGGTGAGACACTACAGCAAATCAGTAGGAGACTTGTTGGCAGACTTACTTTTTCACAGAAAGGCAATGTCAAACAGATTGCTGCGGCTGGAGGAGAGTTAACAAAACTGGCTAACCATCAGATTCAGACTATCGTTAGAACATCTGTTAATCAGGTTACAAATCAAGCATCATTGGCTGTTTATGCCGCAAATAAAAAGGTTGCCCCTAAGTATGAATATGTTGCAACGCTGGATTCTCGAACAAGCCCTATCTGTCAGCGACTTGATGGACAAAAATTTGAATACAATAATGGCCCAACACCACCGCAACATTTTAATTGTCGATCTACAGTTGTCCCTGTTGTGGACTTTGATGGTTTGCAAAAGAAATATCCTAATCTTGAAGAGCCACTTCCAGCAGGGTTTAGCGAAATTTCAAGACGACCCAGTGAAACAGGCAGAGTCCCAGCAGACATAAAATATGGTAACTGGATATTTGGTCAAAGAAAGGGAAAGTTTGGGGCTGGTGAATTACAGATCAAAACCTTTGGAAGTAAAGAGAAAGCTGAATATTTCAATCGTTTGGCTCAAAAAGAAGGCCCAGTAAAAGCTCTTAGAACGTTTGTAAGAAATGATGGTAGTGTGTTGACTCTTGATGATCTTATAGAAAGATATGGCACACCAGAAAGCATAATCTCTGGAACTGAGGCTGCTGGTGCTGGAACTGTCACGATAGTAGATCCAGAAAGGGCAAACCGATTAGCTGCCGCTGCAAGAGCCGCTGAAAAGAAAGTAGATGATACAGGCTATGTCCCGACAGGTGAATATGGAACAGATGAAGTAGATAAGTATTTAGATTCAATCGGAAATGGCTTTACTGTAGAAAAATTTGTCCAGCAAAGTCTTGATAATTTAGAGACAGCGGGTGGTAGGGTTGCAGCTAATACTAAAAAAATGCGTAAATTTATGGAAAAATCAAAAACTTTAAATCATTTCAATATGAGGGCAGAACAAAATCAATACACTAAAGCTATGACAAAGAAAATACCTTTGAAAGCATATAGAGAGCAAATGGAGTCAACTACAAAAGCTTTTGAAAAATTCCCAAACACTCCTGACAATAGGAGCAATGACCTTTGGTATAAAGGTATAAAAGGGGCAGTTGATAGTGGTGATAGCAGTCGTATTCACACAAGAATGTATGATGTTATGCAGCCCTGTCCTTATGGTGCGGCTGGATATACAGCAACACCCAGTTCAATTATCAATACTGAGCTACTGAACTATTCAAGGCCATTAGGCAAGAGCAATGTCAATTCATTTGTTCGTGACGCAAAGCAAGCTTTAAAAGATTACACACATACAACAGGGGATCTGGTATCAAAAGATCATCAGTGGTTAACAACAATGATTCACGAAACAGGCCATCAAGTCCATTTCAAAGGCAGTGGAGCCGCACCTTTGGGAGTTAAGTTTAAAAAATTAGGAGGTAAAACATCAATAACTACTTACAGTGAAAAGGATAAGTTTGAGTTATTTGCTGAATCTTTTGCAGCTTATGTTATGAGTCCAGATGAATTGATTGAACAAGCTCCTCGACTCTATAATTGGGTAGAGGAGACTCTAAACGCAGCCCTTGATTACTTATGACCATCAGCGAAATTGTACAAATGACAAACGATTTTCCAGAAGATCGTACTGTTCCAGCAAAACTAAAAAAGGAAATTGACAAAGCCACAGGCAAAGACAAAGTTTTTCTGCAAAGATTAGTTGAAGGACTGTTTGTCACAGCAAGAAGTCCAGAGGACATTGCAGCAATTAGAAAGGTGTTTTAATGCCACTCAAGAAAGGTAAGTCACAGAAAGCTATCAGTGCCAACATAAGGCTCCTTTTGAAAGAAGGCCGCACATTAAAGCAAGCACAGGCCATAGCACTATCTACTGCTAAAAAACGCAAAAGGAAGTAATATAAAGTCAGTTACTTTTTAACATCATGCCAATGGGTAAAGGAACCTACGGTTCAAAGGTCGGCAGACCACCAAAAAAAAAGAAAAAAGTCAAAAAAGGCGGTAAAAAATAATGGGTTACGTTTTTAAGGTACAAGGTGAAGAAGAAACCAAAAAAACAAAAACCGCTACTAAAGCTAAAAAAGCTAAAAAGTAATGGCAAAGGTAAACAAGCCAACAAACGCCAAGCTTTATGCACGTGTAAAAGCTGCGGCTAAAGCAAAATTTGCTGTTTATCCGTCTGCTTATGCCAACGCATGGCTTGTGCGAGAGTACAAAAAACGTGGCGGTACTTATTCAGTTGTCGACAAACCCAAAACAAAAAAAGGTGGCAAAAAAAAGTAAATCAAAAAAAGCAAGCGGTGGCCTAACTCGCTGGTTTAAAGAAGAATGGGTTGACGTAAAAACTGGAAAGCCTTGTGGTCGCAGCAAAGGAGAAAAACGGGACGGGTATCCAGCTTGCAGACCAAAAAAAAGAGTAAGCAGTAAAACACCGAAAACTGTTGGAGAAATGTCACCAGCAGAAAAAGCAAAGTTTAAAAGGGAAAAGAAAAGTAGTGTAAAAATAAAATATCAGCATAGACGTAAAAAAACTACAAAGAGCAAAAAGAAATGAAAAAGAAAAAACCAGTTAGGCTTCGCAAAGAACATAAAAGTAAGACAGGAGGTCTTACAAAAAAAGGCAGGGATAAAATTAATAGAGAAACTGGAAGCAATCTAAAAGCACCAGTAACTAAAACAAAAAATCTTACAAAATCTGAAAAAGCAAGAAAAAAATCTTTTTGTGCAAGAATGTCGGGTGTTAAAGGCCCTACAAGTAAGGGAGGAAAACTTACAAGAAAGGGACTGGCTTTAAAAAAATGGAACTGTAACTAATATCGGTATCACTCAGTGACAAAATAAAACCGACTTGATATGCTAATTATTAATTATTGTTAAAATTTATTTATGGCAGACGAAGTAATCAAGCCTGATAACTCAGCTGAAATGGCTGCGTTGAAAGCTGAAGTCGAAAGACTAAGAAAAGCTAATAGTGAAATATTAGATGATTACAAGAAAGCTAAGGAAGCTGCAAAAGCTGTTCCTCAAGATGTAGATGTTAATGCTTTGA